CGCGCCGGAGGCCTGCGACTGCACCTGGACGACCACGTTCGTGAAGTCGGCGGTGGAGAGGCCGCCGAACGCCGAGGTGGTGGCCTGCGCGGCGCCAGCGAGCCGCACCTGCGTGGCGAGCGCGGCGGTCGCGGCCACGAGGTCGGCGGCCGCGCCCAATAGCTGGATGAGCGTGATGAGGTTGGCGGACGATGATGCGGTGGACACCGCGTCGCCCGCGATCTGCGCGACCGGCAGGCTGAGCGAGCCCGAGGCGGCAGAGAGGTCCGACGCCGCGGCCTGCAGCTCGATGATTGTCGCGAGCTGGGCGGCCGCGACGGTCACGGCCTGGGCGGCGCCGGCGAGCGACACCTGCGTGATGAGCGACGCGGACGCGTTGGTGAGCGCCTGCGCGTTCGCGAGCAGCAGGACGGCCGTGGCGAGCGCGCCCGTCGAGGCGGACGCGATGTCCGCGTACGCCGCGACCCCGGGCACGAGCACGACCGTCTCGAGGCTCACCGCCCCGCCGCCTGGCAGCCACTGCAGCAGCGCCGCGAAGCTGTTGTTGGTGGCCACCAGCTCGGCGTTGCTCAGCACCTGCAGGTAGGTGCCGTCGTAGTACACCGTGTTGCCCGCGGCGGGCTGGCCGTCTGACCAACCGTTGTTCGCGGCGTCCACTATGGAGCCGGGACCGGTGTAGAGCGGGGCGGCCAGCAGCACCGACGACCAGTTGAGCAGCTGCGCGCTCACCGACGAGGCGATGCCGGCGTTGCCCGCGATCGGCGTTATCACCGTGAGCGCGCCCGAGGCGGATGAGGAGTCGAGCGCAGTCGCGTAGAAGCCGTTCAGGATGCCGGTCGCGGTGGTGACGGCGGTCGCCTGGCCGGCAAGCCTGACGGCGCTGGTGAGCGTGCCGGTCGCGGTGCTGGCGTCCGACGGCGCAGCCTGCGACGACTCCTGGAACGCCGCCACGAGGAATCCGTAGGCGTAGTACTGGTTGCTCACCGCGTACGTCGCCGCGACCGCCTGGTCGTCGGTGCCGACCCACATGTCCTCGAGCATGTACGTGCCGGCGACCGGCGTCGTACCCTGCCAGGTTACGACATCCTGGGTGAAACCGGCGCCCGGGGCCGTGATGCTCCCCGCCACGACGTTCGCGTTGTACACGAACGAGAGCAGCGCGCCGGGAGCACCGGCGAACGTCAGGTTGCCAGAGCGGTCGATGCCTGCGGACCAGGTGCCGTTGCCGACTACGAACGCCACCGGGGGCGCCGCCACGAGTCCGGTGACCTCGACCACCACCAGCCCTGTGACGTGGTTGGCCGACGTGAGCTTGATGGTATCTTCGCCGGCTGCGCAGCTCTTGATGCACGCCTGCATCATGGAGAACGACGTGCCGCCTATCTGGGCCTCTGCCCCGATAGCGGTGATGGTGTTCAGCACGGAGGAGAGCGAGCTCGCAGACCCGTGACTGGCGATAACCGCGATCCAGAGGAGGCTGCCCGGCACCTTCGGCGTGATGTTGACCGAGATATTGTTCGCGCCGCCGGTGAAGTTGCCGACGACCTGCTGGACCTGGTACTCCTGCGCCACGGCCTAGCTCCCCGCCCCGGCCGCGATGTAGTCCATGATGCCCTGGTACTTGGAGGGCGCGGCAGAGAGCGGCGAGATGGCCTGCATCGAGCTCTCGACAGCGCCCCAGCCCCCGCCGCCCGGATGCGCCTCCGCGGCGATGCTGGGGCCGACCACGCCCAGCTGGCAGATGAACGAGATGCCGAGCAAGCGCAGCGCCTCAAGGTACCCGGGGTAGCTCGGGTTCAAGACGCCGGCCGGGTCGTGGTAGAGGTACTTGAACCTCGCGTCGCGCGTGACGTTGGTCAGCACCGTGCGCCACGGCCCGCCGATGTTCTTCGCGTCGTCGAGCGCCGAGCCGCCCTCGTAGCACACGGTCGGCAGGTCGGCCCACGCGTACGCCGCGTACGAGTTGAGGAGCGACTGCGCGGTGAGGTACGCGTCGTAGGCCCACCCCGTCGCCGAGAGGCTGGGGTAGGTGTTGCCGCTTGCGCCCTTGTTGGAGTACGCGAGGCTTATCACTTCGCCCACCGGGTCGGCGAGCGCCATGATGACCTGGGCGTCGCCGCCCGTCACGGTCACCGTGAAGTTGGACGTGGCCCCGCCTGTGCCAGACATCGGCACGGTGAGTACGTCGCCTACCTTGTACCCGCTGCCGCACGGGGAGAAGCCGACCGCGGTCACGACGCCGCCCGCCACGGTCACTTTGGCCGTGGCTCCGGTGCCCGAGCCGCCGGTCGTGGCGACGTAGTACGTGCTATTCACGAGCGTGCCGGTAGGCTGCGTGGTGACGCTCGCCGTGAGGCCGCTGATCCCGTCGATGCCGAAGTACGGCGCGAAGCCCTTGGCGGCGATGCCGTGGCTGTATGCGCGGGTCGCGGCGTCGGGCGTGTCCATCGCGAGGTGCTGGAATATCGCGCCACTGCCAGCGGCGAACTGGTTCATGAGCACGACCGCGACGCGGCTCGCGAATGCCGCGCCGTAGACCGCGGAGAACGCGTCGCAGATCGCCGCGCCCTGGGTGCCGTACCACTCCTGCGCGCCGTACACCACGTTGTTGCTCTGCGCGGCGTAGTACCCGTCGATGATGCCCATCATCGAGCAGAGGTTCGACTCGCGGTAGCCGCTGCCGTAGTTCCACGTCTCGTTCGACGGCTCGACGAACGCCCTGAGGCTCGCGAGGAGGCCGGCGAAGCTGGAGAACACTGAGCCCGCGAGGTTCGCGCCCGTGCCGTCGTGTATGAGCTGCGCGAGGCTCGTCAGGTACGTGCCGTCGAACTGCAGCACCAGGAGCGGCACGCATATCCACGGCGGGAGGCCCAGCTCGTTCGCGACCGCTATCATCGCCTCCATGGGCGCGCCGCCGGGGAGCGACCAGGAGAGCGAGCCCAGCTTGGGGCGCGCCGCCCACGAGTCGTACCCCGCGCACATCGCCATCGCGCCCTGGGCGTTGGTCGGGATCGCGGCCGAGAGCGGCGTCGACCACGTGACGCTGGCGCTGCCGTAGGTGCCGCTCACGGAGATGACCTGCCCGGTGGCGAAGAGGAACTTCTTCGTGCCGGTTGGCCACTGCCATGTGGAATAGACGTTCGACGCCGAGCCGAACGACGACACGGTGCCCGACGTCGCGTTCTGTGCCAGCGCTGCGGTGAAGCCGACTGTGAACTCCTGGTCGTAGGTGTTCTGCGCGCCCATCATCCGGATCGGGCCGTTGAACCCCTTGAACCCGCTGCCGGTGAAGATCGCCTTGTAGTTCGGGTGCAGCAGCTCGCCGGCGAGGTAGTTCGCGACCATCGACGTCGGCACCAGGTAGCCGGAGGCGAAGTCGAGGTAGTTCACCCCATCGTTCGCGAGCGCCGTGATCGTGATGACGAAGCCGGTGCTGCCCGCGGCGGTGAAGGTGACAGTGCCGGGGGCGCCCTGCGCGAGCGTGGACGTGACTGTGGTCCCGCCGCTGACCGTCACGCCTGGCGTCGTGGTGGCGACCGCGGTCGCATCGCCGCCGGCGAGCGAGAATGTGCCGGGGCCCTTGAACGCGAGCGTCCAGCTCCCCGGGGTGTACTGGTAGGTGGCGCCGGGCGGCGTGCCACCAACCATGTTCTTGTAGACGTAGGTGAACGCCTTGTTGAACTGCTGCGTACCGCTGAAGCCGTTGCCGGCGACCAGCGACGTCACATTGCCGTTCGCGTCCAGCTGGAGGTATGCCTCCTCGGCAGTGTCGAACGTGGACCCATTGCCGACGAACCAGCTGCAGAGCTGGCCCGTGTTGCCGCCGCACTGCTTGAGCGCGTTCAGCCACAGCGGGGCGCCGTAGTAGTCGTTGCCCTCGAGCCCCTGGCCGCCGACCACGCGCGGCTTGCCGTCCCAGCGCGGGTAGTACTTGCCGTCGAGCACTGCAGCCTTGCCGGCGGCCACCACGAGGTTGCTGCGGACGGCCACGCTACGCGGCCCCCCGCGCGTGGGACAGGCGCGCGGCGCCGGAGAGGCCGGCCACTAGGGCAACCTCATACGAGCAACCTTCCGTGACGTCGCGCGCCTGCATCCGTCTCAGCCCTTCGGCATCCCGGCCACTGCGTCCTTGAGCTCCGCCAGCTCCTCGTCGTCCTGCGCGAGCAGGGTGTCCGTGAGGTCGAACGACGCGTCGCCCTTCGACTCGGCCTCATTGGCCGCGGCCTCGAGCGCCTGCGCGAAGTTGCGCGCTCCCGCCACTGTGATCTGCATGGTTCCCGTGCTCCTACTGTGTGACCTGGAGCGAGGCGAGCCCCTGGGCGGCGTCGTCTAGCTCCGACTCGGCCTGCGCCCGGCTCCCGGTGCACTGGCCCGTGCGGTCGTCCTCGGCGCAGTCGCCGACCGCCTGCCCGAGCTCCTTGCGCACCGCCATGGCGCGCATGATGAAGTCGACCGCAGCGTTGCGGTCGGTGGCGGCGCCGCTCCGGATGGCGTCCCGCTCCTCGTGCTCGCGCAGCGCGAGCTGCGTGGCGACGGGGGCGGCCTGCCACTCAAAGCTGCCCACCGGTGCGAGCGTCCCGGCACCCCAGCCCTGCGGCGCGGCGACTGCCACCGACTCGCCGAAGAGCTGGGTTGGCGCCGGCGTCGTCGCGCACCCGGCGAGGGCGGCGGCCAGCAAGGCCGCCGCCAGTACGTGTGCTGTCTTCATGCGGGCAGCCCTCAGTACCCGGCCGCCTGCCGGACGGGCGAGAAGAGCTCGTCGTTGGCAGCGGTCAGGCGGAAGAGGCCGGCCGGGTCGACCAGCTGGCTGATCGTGTAGGTCAGCGCGCCGACGGCGAAGGACGGGGCCGCGTCGCCGTTGTTCACCGTCTTGGACACGGTGAGCGGGGCGAAGAAGAGCAGGTTGCCGCCGGAGCTCGCGTCGAGTACGCAGAAGCCCACGATGGTGCCCCAGCTCGCGGTCGGCGCCCCGAACGTGATCGCCACGTTGTTGGACGTCTGCCCGCTGGTGCCGGTGGACGCGGTGGTCGTGCCGGCGCCCTGGGTGCCCGCCCAGTTGGCGAGGCTCGAGGTGACCGCGACGCGCGCGTACCCGGTCGAGGTGGTCGACACCTCGGTGCCGCAGGCGCTGGCGCTGCCTGCCGTGGTGTCGAGGGCGACGTACACGGTGGCGGGCGGCGTGAAGGTCTGGCCCCGCAGGAACCAGTCGACGAACTTGTTCTGCAGGTAGTTGGACATCGCCGCGGCGTCGGCGGCCTGGTGCGGCTGCACCACGGTGGCCACGTCGATCGCGGCGCCGAGCGCCAGGGCCGCGACGGCCGCGACGGCGAAGGCGCGCAGGGACTTCAGTCTGGGGGACATGTCGGTATCACCTCTCAAGTTGGATTCTTCGGGTACTGGTTGCGATCGGAGCTCGCGCGTATCTACTTATCTACTGCACTGAAATGACGAAGGCGCCCGGCGGCGAGAGCGGGAAGGCCTTGCACGCCTCGTTGCTGCGCGCGGACTCGCTCCCCAGCGCGTCCGTGGCGGTGAGCTCGAAGTACTCGGTCGTGCCGCCCTTGAGCCCGCTGTCGATGACGTGCGGCGACGCCGTGATGCCGGTCGCCGCCTTGACCTCGGCGCCCGGCGCCGCGCCCTCGTAGAGGTTGTAGGTGAGCGGACCGTTCACCGGCGTGCCGTCGGTATTCGCCGTCGGCGGGGTGAAGGTGAGCGTCGCCACGGGCGCGACGTCCTGTGACCCCGCTGCGCAGCTCGCGGCGCCCGCATGGTAGAGCGGCGCCATCGGGCGGCTCAGCGCGGGCCTCGGCGGCGCGACGGCGCACCCGGCCAGCAGTGCCGCGGCGAGCGCGGCGACGATCGACATCGCGTTCTTCAATTCGGTCTCCCCTTGCCCTGGCGCCGGTCGGCGTCGCCGCCCGGTACGATCGGCTCTGCCCAGCAGCGGCAGTTCCACACGCACCCGGCGTGGAAGTGCATCACGCGCTGGCCCTCGCGGACCGCCGGCGGGTCGTCCCACCTGCAGACGCGGCCCTCCATCTCGGCGTGCCCGGGGCGGACGTCGCCGTCGCCGGCGGTGCGCCACACGTAGGCCTCGACGCCGGCGCCGAGGCACCGCGCCCGCAGCACCTCGGTGGCCGCGCGGCTCGTCTCGGTGCGCGCGATCAGCACCGCGCGGCTCTTGGTCACGTCGGTCGAGTTGGCTATGAGCGCCGCGACCTCGCGCGCCCTGGTGCCGGACTCGAGCCCCTCGGTGGTCAGCAGCGCCACGCGCTCGGCCGCCTTGCGCGGGATCGACGTGATGAGGTCGACCTGCTCGCGGTGGAGGCTGCGCACCTGGCCCGCGACGTCGGCGCGCTGCAGGATCGCGTGCATCTCGCGGCTCATGGCGTTCCCCATCCGGCGCCACGCGTCGCGGTCGCGCCGCTCGACCTCGCGCACCATGCGGCCGCCGACGCGCTCTGCCCACGGCGCGAGTGCGTCCGCGTACTTGCGCAGCATGTCGACCAGGCCGTGGAGCGACTCGTCACCGACGTCCCATCCCCTAATGATCTGCCCGACGTGCGCCGCCAGCCCGCGCAGCTGCCGCGCGTAGTCGCGCTCGGCCCTGCTCAGTAGGGGGCGCGGCCGCCCCGCCGTTGCCCGCCTCGCGTCCGCCGCTCGCAGCGCCCGGCGCCCCGCCAGGAGCTGCCGGGTCGCCGCCGACGCCGAGGGCCGCGGGGTCGGGCGGGTTCTCTCTGTTGAACTTTTCATCTTCCTCGGCCTGCTCGATGTCGTCGTCCGTGATGTTGGAGTACGCGCCGGTGATCTGCGACAGGGCGCGCAGCTCGCGCATGGCGGTCGGCAGGTTGATGGCGCCCTTCTCGTACGCCTCCATGATGGCGTCGGTCCTGAGGCCGGTGATGGACGCGCGCTCGCCCTCGTCGATCTGCCAGAGCGGCTTGTACGCCATCTTGAAGTTCTTCGGTACCGCCCGGCCGAAGGTCGACTGGTACGCGAGTTTGTGGGCCACCAGCATGCCGCGGCGGTGGACCTCCTGCTTCCGCTTGATGCCGTCGTAGTACATGCGCATGTCCGACTCGCCGGTCGAGTTGAGCCCGGCGGGCGACTGGCCGAAGAGGCGCACCAGCGGTATCTGCGCGGCGCCGGCGAGCTGCTGCCCGAACTGCAGGAGCACCTCGTCGAGCCCGCTGAACGACTGGTTGTGCACCTCGAAGTCGTCCTTGGAGTCCATGAGGGTGAGCCCCTCGTTGGACTGGAACATGCGGATCATCTCGATCTGCTTGGCGAGGGCGTCGTACATCTTGCCGCCCATCGCGATTATCTCGCGCAGCTTCTCCACCTTGTACGTGCGGAGGTGCGACTTGTACACCAGCTGCGCGGCGCCCTGTGTCGTCGAGTCGAAGGCGACGAGGCGGTCGAAGAGCCGCTCGACCACGCTCATGCCCCAGTAGTTCTCGCTGATGCGCTGCCAGTAGGGCAGCTTCTCGCCCTCGCCGCGGATGAGGCGCGAGTAGTGCACCCGCATGTACTTGAGGCCGGTCTGGTAGTCTGGCCTCACGTCGTAGAACTCCGGGTAGCCGAAGTCGGGGCCGTACTCAGTGATGAGCGACGAGAGGTCGGGCCAGAGCGACCAGCGGTCGAGCGGGTAGACGCCGCGGAACTGCCCCTTGCCCATCACCGAGTCGACCTTGAGCGGCGTCGACACGTCCTGCCCGTCGACCATGAGGAGCCCGGCCGCCCCGCCGTAGAGCCGCATCCACTTGAAGCAGTCGGTCATCGACGGCCAGAACTCCAGGGCCTCCAGCGCGTGGCCGTACTCCTCGAGCCGCTCGGGCGGGTCGGACGACTGTATCTCGCTGCCCTCGCGCGTCATGTCCTCGGCCACCGCGTCCACGATGACGCCAACCACCCAGGACCCGCGGTACATCCACTCGAGCTGCACCCTGTTGCGGGTGACGGGGTTGAACGAGTACCGCGAGCCCTGCGCGATGTTGCCTGTGCCGACGCCGGTGCGCGTCATGAAGTTCGCGTACGAGTCGTTCGTGGCCACGGCGAACGTGCCGTCGCCCACCGCGCGCACGCGCGGCTTGGCGCTGCGCGGCACGGCCTGCGAGGAGTCGCCGCGGGCGGCGAGGCCCTGGCGCTGCCGCGGGTCCACGGAGTCGGTGGTGTTGCGCTTCGCCATCAGCCCGCGAGCCTCGTCCACATGTCAGCCCAGCGCGTGGACGGGTTGAACGCGATCATCACGGCGTCCGCGAGGTTGGGCGACCGCGTGCCGTCGGGCGCCTTGTCCACCAGCTTCTTGCCCGCCTGCGTCAGCTTGTAGGTCGGCTGCGCGAGCTCGACCAGCAGCTTCGAGAGCAGCGGCAGCCCCGGGTCGATCGAGATGGTGGCGTCCGGGTCGTACGGCTCGCCGTTGAGCGCGCGGAAGGTCTCGCGGAACCTGAGCCGCAGCGCCCACCAGCTCTGCGCCTTGAAGTTGGCGAAGTGGTTCTTGTTGAGGCGGCCCGTCTCCATCTCGCCCTCGGGGTCGAGGACCGCGCCGGACCCGTGGAACGGCTGGTCCTGCACCTGGCGGGCGGCGGCGAGCGCGCGGGCGTCGTTCAGCACGCGCGCGTCGCTGCGGCAGCTCGAGCCCAGCCCGTCGGCGTCGTAGTCGAACCCGAGGTAGCCCATCTCGTCGCAGAGCTCCATGGCGCGCTGCGTCGTGTAGCCGGTGTCCGATCCCGCGCCGCTCCACTCCTCGAGCCGCTCGAGCAGCACGCCGCGGCGGCCGGCGAAGGCGTTGAGGTCCTTGCCCTGGTCGGCGACGTCGAGCGCGCCGCAGCAGAGCCCGGTGGGATCGATGCCCAGCTTGAGGTGCGCGCCCACCGCGGCCTCGGCCCACGCGGCCGGGATGACGCCGTAGGCGACGGAGCCGCGGTGGTTGCAGTTGTACTCGCGGTCGACGACCTCCTGGCCCTCGTCCGCCACCTTCTTCGCGTACCACGCCTCGTCGCGGCGCGGGTCGTCGCGCCAGTGGAAGGTGAACACCTGCCGGCGCGGCAGCGTGGCCACCTTGTCGGCGAACACGCCCCACTCTGTGCCGGGGGTCGAGATGTCGATGCGGCAGAACGTGGTGTCGGAGAGCGAGCCCTCGGCGACGAGCGGGTGCTCGAGGAAGGCCGCCTCGTCGACGAAGTAGAGGGCGGTGCGGTCGCCGCGGCCGATCGAGTCGCCGGCCTCGCCGGTGAGGGCCGAGCCGCGCTCGGGCACGAGCACCCGCATGTGCGGGGCGTGCTTGTCCTTGTCGAAGCCGCCCCGGAACTCGGTCGGCACGAAGTCGAGGAAGAGGCGCGCCTTGAAGAAGAGGGACTTGGGGTCGCCCTGCTTGTCGACGTACTCCTCCTTGCGGCTGCCGAACCCGGCGACGAAGCCGTCGTGGAACAGCGCGAGCGCGCAGGACAGCGACACCGCGAGCCACGACACGCCCGAGCCGCGGGACTTGTCGGACTCGCCGCGCTCGCCCATCTCCCAGCGCTCGAGCGCCCACCGCATCCACTCCACCTGGCGGGGGAAGGGGACGAGCGGAAAGGTGGCGGGGAGGCCGAGGGCCACGTTGCGCGGGTCGAAGGTCACGCCCCAGTCGACCACGAACTGGATGGGGTTCTGCGCGTAGAAGTGCCTGAGCATCGGCGCCAGCTTGCGCCGCCGTATCTCGAGGAGCCGCCGCGCCCGCACCGCCAGCACGCGCCCGTAGTCGGGGCGGCGCCAGTCGAAGTCGGCGACGAGCGGCACCACGGGCGCCTGCGACAGGCGCAGCGGGACGGCGGCTTCTGGCGCTGCTGCCATCAGTCCGTCGGCAGCGTGGCGCTGAACGAGAGCGACACCGACTGCGCGCGGAGCGGCGGCAGCCCGTCGGGGTGCGCCGAGTGCTCGGAGCCGCACAGGCTCACGCTCACCGTGGCCTCGGGGTGGCAGGCGCGCACCGCGGCGATGGCCGCGCCGACCGCGGCGTGGAGCACGGAGGCCTCGTCGGCGGAGTGCTGGGCGACGTACCCCGCGGCGAGCGCGGCGTCGGCGGTGACGTCCGCCACGACCTGCGCGGGCTTGCCGCTGCGCTGTATGGACCAACTCATGCCGTCACCTCAGTGCGTGGTGGGGGAGCCGTCCGACTGGACGAGCTCCATGTAGGCGCTGTGCGCGGCGGCGGGCGTCGCGGCTGCGGCGACCTCGGCGGCCTTGCGCTGCGAGAACTCGATGGGGTCGCCGTCGGCGCCGGTCAGCTCGGTGCGCTGGAGGTCGGGCACGACCTTGGAGAGGAGCACGGTGGCGGCGCGTATCTGCGCGTCCGTCATGTAGTGCCGCGGGTTCGGCTTGGCGGCGAGCATGTTGGCGAGCGCGAAGTCCTGCAGGCGCTGCACCAGCTTGATGGCCTTGATCTGCGCGCGCACCGAGTCGGCCTGCCGGCGGTTGAGCTGCGGCGACCACATGCGGGCGCTGCGCTCCTTGCGCTCGGCCTTGAGGTCTGCCAACGCCCTCGCGGCGTCGGGCCCAGCCTTCGGCTTCGCCGCGCCCTTCGTACCGTTCGCCGCCTCGCTCACGTTTGCCGCAACCTCATGGAAAGTTTGGAAAATGTGGACTTGCCTTGACGGGCCCGGGTCCGCGAAAAAGTCCCGGCGTCCGCCGCTGGCTCAGTGTTGGCTTGCGTGTCGTGAGGGGGTCATCTCACGCCTGCCAGTGGGCTGGAGTATCGCGCCAGCGCTCGGACGCCGGGCTCGAGGAGCACCGATCCCGAATCGCACAGGGCGGATTGTGCGCACGAGTCGAACCGAAAGTAAACGTAAGAGAATTGTTGTATGACGGGAACAACGGGTGGCAGACAGAAATGCGTGAGCGAAGGCGGTAACCGTAAGCGGATCAAGGGGTTGCGTTCCACTTGCGGGACCTGCGGCACTTGGCTATGGTTTTCGTATAGTCTTTATGCATATACGCATACGCAAAGTTTAACGAAAATGGCCTTAAGTGCCGCAAGCGCCGCGTCGATAGTGGGTCGCACTAGTTGCAGCAGTTCCACTTACAACTTCCGCCGATCGGAGGCGCGGTCGCGCGGTGTCGCGGTCATAAAGACAA